TTCAAATTTTACAAGATTCAGAAGCACAGAATATAGATGTTGGCGATATAATACCTCCTGGATACCCATACATAACAATAATACAAACGGATTAGTATGAGAAGATCCAAAGCAATAGTAGAGTTAATAAAAGGATTTTGGCATATTTTTATTATAGGCAGACACCCAGCACAATTTAAACATTGGTATACCGAATGGTGGTTGCCAATTCAATGGAGAAACGACTAATGGACTACGGAACAATCAATTTATTTTTAATTTTTGGACTTTTAATTTATATGGATTACTCTATATACAAATGGATAGATAGGGAATTCTAATGGAAGAGAACGGTACTAAAGATAAAATAGAGATTGTTAAACTTAAAAAAGACATTGAGCAAGTTAATAGAATAAACTCCAGAATAGATATAGCAATAGATAAATTAACAGATGTATCAACATCTATTAAGTCTATGTTGGCAGTACATTCCGAAAAAATTGCTAGACAAGAACAAGTTGATGAAATAATTTTTGAAAAACTTAAAGATAGAGCAGCTGAAATTGATAAAGTAAAAGCTGATATAGAACTATCTCTATACCAAGTAGAAAAGAGATTACTCATTGAGATTAAGTCATTAAAGAACGATATAGGTGCTAGAGTTGGTATGTTAGAAAAATATAGATGGATTATATTAGGTGCTGCTATAGTAATAGGATGGATAGTATCTGGCAATTTCTCCGAAATTGTTGGGTTGATGAACCAATAGGATACTCGTACCTTTTACCCGAGGAAAATAGCCTGGGTATTTTTTCTCTACCAGGTTTGCCGTACACCCTTGACTTTTTTTGCGATATGTAGTATATTATGAGATAGTGTTATGTCAAGTTATATAGATTTAAAATTTATTAACTCAATTTCTTCAAGATTGGGTCAGTTTAAAAAGAAACAAGATTATCTCTTCAATTTTAGGTGTCCACATTGTGGAGACTCGCAGAAGAGTAAGACTAAAGCAAGAGCATATCTTTATAGAGTAAAAAATGATATGTTCTTCAAATGCCACAATTGTGGTATGGGTCAGAATTTAGCAAATTTCATTAAATTCTTGGATCCCAAAAAATACGGAGAATACTTATTAGAGAGATACAAGGGATCGGCACCATCCACGCCCCAGCCAAAATTTGACTTTAAACCAACAAAATTTAAAGAAACAAATTTACTAGATTCTTGTATTAAAGTAAGTACGTTAAAAGACGGACATCCTGTAAAGGAGTACGTAAAGAAAAGATTGATACCTCCACAATATTATGAGATAATTTATTTTGTTGACAAATTTCACAATTTTGCCAATAAAGTGAAACCAGGGACTTTTAAAGAAAGTTACGAACACCCTAGATTGATTATTCCTTTCTTTGATGTAACTGGTAAGTTGTTTGCGTTTCAAGGCAGAGCATTTGGAAAAGAACAACCAAAATATATTACTATTAAACTTGATGAAACAAAACAAAAGGTATATGGACTTGAACGTGTAAATTATCAAAAACCTATTTACATAGTTGAAGGTCCACTTGATAGTTTGTTTTTAGATAATTGTTTAGCAGCAGGTGGTGCTGACTTAACATTAAGAGTGTCAAGTGACCAAGTTACATATATATTTGACAACGAACCTCGTAATAAAGAAATCATAAAAAGGATGTACGCTGTAATTGAAAAAGACTACAACGTGGTAGTGTGGCCAAATGACGTGCAACTTAAAGATGTAAATGAAATGATTATAAGTGGAATGAAAATAAGTGAGTTAAAAGAAATCATAAGTAAGAATACATTTAACAAATTAGAAGCATTAACGAAATTAAACTATTATAAGAAATGTTAGGAGTGTGTAAATAAAGATGGTGAACGAAAATATTAGTGTGGTGAAACGTAATGGTAGAGGTAAAGAATCTCTAAACATTGAGAAGATACATCAAATGGTAGAATTTGCGTGTGAAGATATAACGCAAGTTTCTGCTTCTTCTGTAGAAATGAATAGTGGTCTACAATTTTATGATGGCATATCAACAAACGAAATTCAACAAATCTTAATTAAATCAGCAAACGATTTAATCTCTTTAGAAAATCCAAATTATCAATATGTTGCCGCTAGACTATTACTTTATAGTTTAAGAAAACAATTATTTCATAAAATGTGGGATCATCCACATATTTTTACACACGTACAAAATAATATAGAAAAGGGTGTCTATGATAAAGACATTTTAAAATGGTATGATAAAAAAGATTTTGATAGAATGGAAAATTGGTTAAATCACGAAAGAGATTATACTTTTACATATGCAGGTTTACGTCAAGTCATTGATAAGTACCTAGTGCAAGATAGAAGTACAGGACAAATTTTTGAAACTCCTCAATTTATGTATATGATGATATCTGCTACATTATTTTCACAATACCCAAAAAACAAAAGGATGAGTTATGTTAAAAAATATTATGACGCTATTTCACGTTTTAAAATCAATATTCCAACACCTGTTATGGCTGGTGTACGAACTCCTATTAGGCAGTATGCGAGTTGTGTCTTGGTGGATGTTGATGATACTTTGCCTAGTATCTTTTCTAGTGATATGGCCATTGGTAAGTATGTTGCCCAAAGAGCAGGAATTGGTATCAATGCAGGAAGAATTAGAGGGATCAACTCACGTATTAGAGGTGGCGAAGTACAACATACTGGCGTTATTCCTTTTCTTAAAAAATTTGAAGCAACTGTTAAGTGTTGTACTCAAAATGGGGTTCGGGGAGGTAGTGCAACTGTTCACTTCCCTATTTGGCACAAAGAAATAGAAGATATAATTGTTTTAAAAAATAATAAAGGTAGTGAAGATAATAGAGTAAGAAAATTAGACTACTCTATACAGTTATCAAAATTATTTTATGAAAGATTTATTAATGATGAAGATATAACTTTATTTTCACCACACGAAGTACCAGAACTTTATGAAGCGTGGGGAACAAAAGAATTTGATGAAATATATAAAACGGCAGAAAGAAAAACAAGTGTATGGAAACATAAAGTAAAAGCACAGGACTTGTTTATGTCAATTTTAAAAGAAAGAGCAGAAACAGGTCGTATATACATTATGAATATAGACCATTGTAATACTCACTCCTCTTTTAAAGATAGAGTTTATATGTCTAACTTATGTCAAGAAATAACTTTACCAACAGACCCTATAAGTCATATAGATGGTAAAGGAGAAATTGCATTATGTATTTTATCAGCAATTAATGTTGGACTTTTAAAAGATTTAGATGAATTAGAAACCTTATGTGATTTAGCAGTAAGGTCTTTAGATGAAGTTATAGACCATCAAAGATATCCAGTTAAGGCGGCAGAAATTTCTACAAGAAATAGAAGAAGTTTAGGAATTGGATATATTGGTCTTGCTCATTACTTAGCAACATTAGGACTTGGTTATGAAAGTAAAACAGCTTGGAAAGAAGTTGATAAACTATCAGAAGCATTCCAATATTATCTATTAAGAGCAAGTAATGAATTAGCAAAAGAAAAGGGCAAATGTGAATCCTTTTCTAAAACAAAGTATTCAGATGGTATCTTACCAATTGACACCTATAAAAAAGAAGTTGATGAGATTGTATCTCGTAAACTATCATATAAATGGGAAGACTTGAGGAAAGATATTAAGGAATTTGGGTTAAGACATAGCACACTCACAGCTCAAATGCCTTCTGAAAGCTCTAGCGTGGTTTGTAATGCCACAAACGGCATTGAACCACCTAGGGACTATATTTCAGTTAAGAAAAGTAAGAAAGGTACTTTAAAACAAGTTGTACCTGATTATAAAAGATTAAAAAATAATTATACGTTATTATGGGATATGAAATCTAACGAAGGATATATAAACATAGTAGCAGTAATGCAAAAATATTTTGACCAATCAATTAGTGGTAATTGGTCATATAATCCTGAAAATTATGATGAAGGAGAAATACCTTTATCAATAATGGCAGAAGATTTATTAACAACTTATAAATTAGGTTGGAAGACTTCTTATTATCAAAACACATATGATAGTAAGAAAGATGTTGAGGAACCTGTACATCCTATCGGTTGGAAAGATGATGTACCAGAAACCAAAACTATAATGGAGAAAAAAGACGAAGAAGAATGTGAAACCTGTGTAATTTAAAGGAGCCAAATGGCGTTTTTATGTGCAAATGTTCCTCATATAGAGGTACTAGTTAAGAAACAATACCTTTATGATTTAGAGAAAGGTCACGGAGAATTTGAACCAGGTATCTGGTGTACAGTTAAAAGTATTCAAGGTAGAGCATTATATTTTGAAACATATCTGTATGAAAGTGGAGCATTATATGATAAGTTACCTATAAATGCTTTTGTATGGAAAAAAACGAAAGAAGATATAAAATTAAGTGAATTACAATTATGGGATTGTTTTGATTATGATATATCAGTTATTGAGAAACAATTAGTGAGTGGTAATAGATGTACATATTTGTCGCCATCTAAAAAAATGTTTGAAGGAAATTATATGTTTAGTATAGATAGTTGTAGTGCCACGAATAAAGAGTTAAACGTGGGATATAGTGAAACTCCTTCTCAACATAAATCATTTAACATAATAAAATTAGATAATGGTCATTTTGCTGCCCAACCAAACAATAGAGTTTTATTTTATGACAAGTCTTTAACACCAAGTAAACCAAAAAGACCTGATTATAAAGTATCTACTAGAGAATATAGTGTAGATAATATGGATAAATGGACAGCAGGTGATAGTGATGAACACCATTATAACTTAACAGAATCAGAAAGATTACAAGCAGAATTAGAACCAATAAATGACTAAAAGCGTATTTAATACAGAAAAAAAATTAGACTATACTAAACAACCTATGTTTTTTGGTAAAGACTTACAGGTACAAAGATATGATGAAATGAAATATCCTATCTTTAATAAACTGTTTCAACAACAATTAGGTTACTTCTGGAGACCAGAAGAAGTATCTTTACAGAAAGATATATCAGACTATAGAGAGTTAAATGAACAACAAAAGTTTATCTTTACATCTAATTTAAAATATCAAACAATGATGGATAGTGTGCAAGGACGAGGACCTGCTTTAGCATTTTTACCTTTTGTTTCAATACCTGAATTAGAGAGTTGTGTTCTTGCGTGGGACTTCTTTGAAAACATACACTCACACTCATATACATATATCATTAAAAATTTATATTCAAATCCTAGTGAAGTTTTTGATACTATAATTACAGATGAGAAAATTGAGAAAAGAGCAATGAGTATAACTCAAAGATATGATGATATGATTAATTTAGGTTATAAATGGCAATTAAAACCAGATAGTGTTGATATGTATGAGTTGAAAAAGAAATTATATTTAACATTGATGACTGTTAATATATTAGAAGGATTAAGATTTTACGTTTCTTTTGCGTGTTCGTTTGCATTTGGAGAACTAAAAATGTTAGAAGGTTCTGCTAAAATACTTTCTTTAATTGCAAGGGATGAAACTTTGCATTTATCAATCTCACAAAGAATACTTAATAACTATCGTGATAATGAAAATGATAGACTTATGAATAAAGTGATGAGAGATACAGAAAAAGAAGTTTATACAATGTATGAAAATGCAGTAGGACAAGAGAAACGTTGGGCGACTTATTTGTTCTCAAAAGGTTCTATGATAGGATTATCAGAAAAACTATTACATCAATTTGTAGAGTATATGGCAAATAGACGTATGAGAGCAATAGGATTAGAACCAAAATATGACCAAAAAGTAAATCCATTACCTTGGGTAGACCATTGGTTAAATAGTAGGTCATTACAAAATGCACCACAGGAAACAGAAATTGAAAGTTATGTTATAGGCGGAATTAAACAAGATGTACAAAAGGATCAGTTTAAGAAATTTAAATTATAACAAAGTATATTATGGATGATGAAATAGCAAAGAATATTAGGTTTAGTTGTGATAATTGTAAGGTGACTTACACAATAAAATATGACGAAGATGAAACAGATATGAAACCTGAGTCTTGTCCATTTTGTAGTTATGAAGTAGAAGAAGAAGATGAAGATGAAATTAAAAGTGGAGATGAAAATGAAGAAACTAGTTGGAATTGATTATAGTTTAACAAGTCCTGCCATATGTGTTACAGATGACTTTAAGTTTGAACATAGTCATTTCTATTTTCTTACTAATAAGAAAAAACATATGGGTAAATTTGGTAATATAATTGGTTATGAACATCAACCTTATACAGACCCTATCCAAAGATTTACTCAAATTTCTGATTGGGTTTTAAAAGTCTTAAAATTAAATCACTCTAAAGACAATATAAATGATGTAGTAATAGCAATAGAAAACTATTCTTACGGTTCTAAAGGTCAAGCACTATTTCAAATAGCAGAAAATTGTGGCATACTTAAATATAGATTAGCAGAAGAAAAATACAATTATAGTGTTATTGTACCAAGTGTTGTTAAGAAATTTGCAACAGGTAAGGGCAATGCAGATAAAGAAATGATGTATGAACAATTTTCTAAAGATACAAAAACAGATTTAAAGAAATTATTAGACACAGCAAAAGCAGGCAATCCAGTATCAGATATAGTTGATAGTTGGTATATAGCAAAGGCACATTATGGGCGACTTTAAAATATTAATACTTGCATATCTAATTGGGCATAGTCCAATAGAAACACAACAAACTTTTCAAATGGAAGGTTGGTATAAAAATATGGAAGAGTGTAAAAAAGAATTACTTTTACAAAAACCTGATGGAAGATATGAAGTGATGAACGAGTTTGTTGTTGATGGAGAGTTTAAATGGGACTGGTTAGTTGCAGGTTGTAAAAGTGATACAACAGGAGAAGAATTCCAAATATGGCCGACTTATCCTAAAGGTAAACCAAAAGAGTTAGAAGGCATTGAATTTGATGTATTTGAATTATTAATATGAAATTATTAAAAGCAAGACAATATGTAACCTGTCAACACGCACCATTAAAAGGAATAAAACCTAAAGTTACAGTAGTGTCTGTTAAAGATTTAATGTTAACTGCTAATCACAAATGGATGATAGAAAGATATCCTGCTTTTAAAACTAGTATTGAAAGTGCAGGTATGAAATTTCCTATTATCTATACAGATTTAGAACATTACTGGTTGAAAAGAAGATGGAATAAAGATGAAGAAGGAAATTGTATACCTGGTATTTCAGTACACACAGGTAATAAAAGAGTGTATTGGGCAAAGAGAAATGGGTTTACCCATATAGAAGGATACTTTGTTAATAATAAAGATGAGCAAGCGGCAATAGTTAGACAAACATTTTTAGCACCTGCTAGTTTTCCAACT